ATGTCGTCTTGAAGAGTATGAAAAAGTAGATAAAGAATGGCATTGTTATTATTTAGGAGCTAACAAAACCCGCACTTCTATGGTTATTAGTGAGTTTTGTCCTAGTAGCTATATGTGTGAGTATGATCCTAATTCAAAAAGTAAAATAACTAAATTTAGATAATCCATTCTTTATACCCCTCAGCAAGCACACGGCTACTGATATCAATTTTATTCCGTAAGGCACGGATAACTTTTTCATCTACAGTTTTTTCAGCTATGATATCTATGTAGGTAACTTTGTTTGTTTGCCCAATACGGTGCGCTCTATCTTCACTTTGTAACCTAACTTCAAGATCGTACCCATTACTGTAATATATAACTGTTTTAGCTTCTGTAAGAGTCAACCCATAACCGCCTGTGCGGGGTTGCCCCACAAAAAATCGTAAAGGGTTGGCAGGGTCTTGGAACCGTTCTACAATAAGCTGGCGTTCCTCTGAAGGGGTAGCACCATAGAATAATTCCACACTTTCTTCACCATATTCTTTAGCAAGAGATTTTTGTATTATCTGTAAATCATGTGTGAAGTTACCCCATATAATAACTTTACCATCGGTTTCTTCAAGAACAGACATTAGTTCAGGTAACTTATTACTTGGAACTTCAACCATTCTACCATCTTCAAGTTTAGCAAACCCCGAGCATACTTGTTGCAATCTGAGTATTTGAGTTAGCACAGTAGGCGCAGATATAAGCCCACCATCATCTCCTTCTACAATGGCAAGAGCCATAGTTTTCATTTGCTCATACAGTTTCTTTTGCTCGGTGGTGAGTTCTACTGTTCTGCGAGTATAGACTTTATCTGGTAGATCTAAACAATCTTCTTTACGCACCCTGTAACTAAACCCTTCTATCATACCATTTAATTCATCTAAGTTTTGGTATCCAACAATTTGATTAAAGCTGTGCGCCCCCATTGTACGACGCATCATTTTAGCGTACCTGTTTTGGAATGTCCAGAAACTGCCTTGCCCAAGGATATAGTGTTCTAAAAACTCACACTGAGTGTATAAATCAAGAGGTGATTTAGTAACTGGAGAACCTGTAAGTATCCTACGATACGGTGCGTTTTTACCTATTCTTATCAAATTTTTAGTACGTTGGGCTGTCCTACTTTTTATAGTAGTGCTTTCATCTACTGCAAGCATAGCTCTATGTGTAAGCAAAAATTTATCTGCTGCTTCTAAACCACGTTTAGTGCTAAGAGCTTCTACATTCATAAGGAATATTTGTAAGTCTTCAGTAACTTGCCTGAGTGTATCTAACTCTTTTCTTTTCTTTTGAGTTTGTTCAGGTGACCATGTTACAATGTTCATATTAATATGGTCAGGCATATGGGTTGGTAACTCTTTACGTTCCCAGTTTCTATACACACCTTTAGGTGCAATAATTAGAGCACTATCAAGTTCACCTTTATCGTACAACATAGCTATTGTATCGATAAGAACTTTAGATTTGCCCGTACCCATATCCATAAACAAAGCGTAATATGGTTTATTCCATGATCTTGTTAAAGCCTCGAGCTGATGCTCATAGGGCTTATACTTAAACTTGTACCTCATAACTTCCTCTTTCTACTGGAATATGTTTATTCTACTGTTTTTACATATTGTGTGCAAGTTTCATTTTATCCACTTTACTATATAGGATGGAAACGACAACGAGTGAAAATTTGTTTTTTAACATTTTCCGATATCACCAAAAAATATATATAACTTTCTCTGTCCGCGCGATAATTTCAGAAAACTTTTTTGTTTTGTTTCAATGTGTTTTAGCCCCTATTATAAAAAGTTCGGATATATTGGATATACTTAATTTTTACCAGACCAAACTTGACAAGCATGTTTTGCCAATATATGTTAAACCTTAAAAATAATGCGTAACCATGTGGAGAAAGGCATGAACAATGACAGTATATATAACACAGGAGATGCGGGGTCGTGATATTACGGATGCCACAAGTTTTGGAGATATCGAAATACTGCTTCCCGCAGGAGAGCAAGCCAGCTACTCTACACAGCCTACTATTAGAAAACTGGGTAGAAAGCTCGGCAAGTTTACCGACGAAGATTACTTACTTCTTGCAGGAGATCCCGCAGCTATTGCTTTAGCTGCCGCTGTAGCTGCTAGAGCTAATGGTGGCAGGTTTAAAATGTTGAAGTGGGATAGGCAGGAGGGTAAATACTTCCCTCTTATAGCAGACCTTAACTTTCGTCCAGGAGATAACGATGGTTGATTTTGAAAGTGTGGCAGCTAAACTCAGTACGATTGATGAGTCTGGTTTAAGCCAAGTAAGTAAACTGGCTCAGTTACAATTACAACTTGAGCAGCGTGTTTACGATTTAGAAGCTGATCTGAAGCAAGCAAAAATAGATTTAAAACAAGTAGCTGAAGACCAACTTCCAGCAGCGATGGCTGAGCATAACGTAACTGAGTTTAAACTAGCTGATGGTTCTAGTATCAGTGTAGCTAAATTCTACAGTGCAAGCATCCCAAAAGATAGATCGGATGAGGCGTTTACTTGGTTAGTGCAAAACGACCACGGTGATTTGATTAAAAATCAGGTTGCTACTAATTTTGTACGTGGTCAAGAAGAGCAAGCTGAAAAGTTTGCAAATGAGTTGGCTGGGCGAGGTATGCCTGTCAACACAAAAAAATGGGTCGAACCCATGACTCTTAAGGCTTGGGTTAGGGAAAAAACTGAAGATGGTTCAAATATACCACACGATTTGTTTGGTGTGTTTATTGGTGAAAAATCTAAAATTACGAGGAGTAAGTAATGAGTGAAGGAAAACAAGTGGCTACTAAAAGTAGCACTGATATAGCTGTATCTGCACAGTTTGAAGAATTTGGTAATGCTGGTTTCAGTGAGGTTACTTCTGAAGATTTATCCATTCCTTTTATTAGGGTATTGGCGCAGCTTAGTCCACAAGTAAATAAGCGTGATGGTGCCTATGTAGAAGGTGCCGAAGCAGGAATGCTTTTTAATACTGTTTTAAACGAAGTTTACGATGGTGTAGAAGGTGTTGAGGTAGTGCCGTGCCACTATAACCGTAGATTCGTCGAGTGGAAGCCACGCGAGCAGGGAGGGGGTTATGTACAATCGTATGAAACTACCGACCCTATCGTAAACACTACAACTAAAAACGATGTGGGGCAGGATGTATTACCATCTGGTAATTTGTTGAGTAATACAGCGCAGTTTTTCGTTTTGCTAGTACACCCTGAATTAGGAGCGCAACGTGCTTTAATAACCATGTCTTCCACACAGCTTAAAAAGGCTAGAAAGTGGATGACCCAAGCACAGTCAATGACTGCTCAGGGTAAAAATGGCGTTTATACTCTGCCACTAATGTCACAGGTTTATAGAGTAGGCACAGTGCAAGAGCAGAATGATAAAGGTACATGGTTCGGGTTTGATATTACTCGGGTGCGTGGCCTTGACCTTGCAAGCGAGGATGACAAACAACTGTTCGCTACTGCTTTACAGTTTGCAGAATCTATTAAAGCTGGTGATGTGCAAGTAAAAGAAGACAAATCCGCTAACACAGAAAAAGACGGTGACGACGACATACCGTTTTAGTTCAACGAGGGGGGTTGATCGCCCTTTCGTTGCGGAGCGGTGTACTTTCGCTTGCGATTGTACACCGTTCCACCATTTTGTTGGAGGATACGATGTCACTTGCACAAAGATTTTATGATTTATTTAAAGGTAGCGATATTGCTCATGGCACATATGTCGTAAAGGGTAGTCGTAGCACTGATGGCAAAAAGCAGGGTCAGGCCACGGTTTTGCGTGAGCCAACCACTGTAGATATGTGGGAAGAACATTTAAAAGGTGGCACAGGATTAGGCATTATACCTATCCGTAGTGATAACCTTTGCCAGTGGGGTGCAATAGATATAGACCAATACGATGTTAGCCATAAAGATTTAGTAACAGTATTAAAAGATAATAAGATACCAGCCGTTGTCGGTAGGACTAAATCGGGTGGAGCGCATATATGGGCATTTCTAACTGAACCAATTGAAGCTGAAGATGTGCAAAGGCGCATGACAGAATTAAGCGCAGCTCTTGGCTATTCAGGTAGTGAAATATTCCCTAAACAAACAACCATATTAAAAGACCGTGGTGATACAGGTAACTTTTTAAATATGCCTTATCATGGTGGTGATAATTCTACACGTTATGCGTTTAACCAAGATGGTGAAGCATTGAGTGCAGAACAATTCCTAGAGTATGCACAATCATTTATTCTTACACCAAATAAATTCTTAAAAACTACTATGAGTTTTGGAACTAAAGATGGTGTGTTAAAAGAAGGTCCCCCATGTTTGCAGCATCTATGCAGTAAGGGTTTTGGAGAAGGCTCACGCAACAATGCCCTTTTCAATCTTGGTGTGTATGCACGAATGTTTGATGAAGAAAATTGGGAAGTGTTAGTGCAACGATACAACATGGATTACTTACACCCACCCCTTAGTCATAATGAGGTAGGTGTAGTTATTCGCCAGCTTAAAAAGAAAGATTACTTTTATAAATGTGATGACCAACCAATAAAACCTTTCTGTGATAAAGAAATATGTAAGGGCAGAAAGTATGGTGTTGGACCAACAGGTGTTGGCAATGATATGTCAAGTCTCACAAAGATTGATGGTGATCCACCTATCTGGATTCTTGATGTAGATGGTGAAAGGCTAGAGCTTTCTACTAATGGTTTGACTAGCCAAGCACAGTTTCAAAAAGAATGTGTTTCGCAAATAAATAAGTTCCCTGTAGTTGTAAACCAGAGAGCATGGCAGACCCGAATACAAATGTTGTTAGATAATTTAACTATTGTGGAAGTACCACCTGACGCCACTATAAAAGGTGAGTTTGAAGATTTACTTCATGCTTTTTGTTGTGAGAGAGCTAAAGGTGAAGACCGTGAAGATGTACTGCAAGGCGTTGCCGTTTGGGTAGAGGGTAGGGTGTTTTTCCAAGTAAAAGATATTAAAAAGCACTTGTCTGTAAATGATTTTACACATTACAGTTCTAATAAGATCACATTGCGATTACAGAACATAGAAGCAGAAAAGATGTTCTGGCGTGTGAGGGGAAAAGGTGTTCACGTTTGGTCGTTACCCCAAGAGTTTTTTCAAGGGGAAGATTCTGATATTCCTTTGCCAGATCTTCCAGTTGCCGATGGGATTATATAGTGCAGATTGTACTCGGACCTCCAGGAACAGGTAAGACAACTAAGTTACTCAACTTAGTTGAACAGTACATGCAATCTGGAGTGCCACCAGACCGTATCGGTTACTTTGCCTTTACACGTAGGGCTGCAACAGAAGCCGTAGACCGCGCTTGTACTAAGTTCAATTTAACGAAAAAAGAGTTACCATACTTCCGCACTCTACATAGTTTAGCTTTTTTCATGTCAGGTATGAAGCACTCACAAGTTATGACAGGTGAGAAATACCAAGAAGTTGCTGAGTGGTTAAAAATAGGTAAGTTTTTTGGTGGGGGAGTAGTTGACCAAGGACCATACAAAGATTTCGGGTATGGCGATAAATTCCTTGAAATTATAAATGTATCTCGTATTCTGCGCCAACCATTACGCCAAGTTTATAATGAAAGTATTGTCCCCTTAAAAACAGATTGGGCAAGGGTAGAATATGTTAGCCGAGGATTACAGCATTGGAAAAAAGCATATGGGTTACAAGATTATGCGGGGATGTTAGAAACTTTCGTAGACCAAGAATTATGCCCACGATTAGAAGTAGTTTTTATTGATGAAGCACAAGATTTATCTCCCCTTCAGTGGGAGATGGTAAGATTACTAGAGCAAAATAGCCAGATGTGCTATGTCGCTGGAGATGACGACCAAGCCATTTTTCGTTATGCTGGAGCAGACGTAGATCATTTTGTAGGACTCCAAGGGGAAGTCACCCTCTTGAATAAGTCCTATCGTATTCCCTCCTTGCATCATGCACTTAGTCACAAAGTTATAAAGCGCATCGTAGGAAGGCGGGACAAAATTTTTGAACCCAAAGAAGGTGATGGTGGTATGTTCTGGCATAGGCACTCCGAAGAAGTAGATTTAAGTTCGGGTGATTGGCTGTTACTTAGCCGCACTACTCGTGGCGCACAGCAAATAGAGGAAGAAGTACGCCGAAGAGGACACCTCTATATTTACAATGGTTCAACAAGTATAGATAGTAAAGTGTTAGAGGCAGTACGTTACTGGGAACATTTACGAGAAGGCCATCGTTTAAATACAGAGCAGGTCAAACTTGTTTACAAACACATGCTTTTAAATACTCAGGTAGCTTATGGTTATAAGACCATGCCTGATGGCGATGATTCTAGTTTTTATAGCCTTGAAGATTTACAAAAAGATCATGGTTTAATGCACAGTCAGCCTTGGGATGTGGGGCTGGGTAAAATAAATGAACGTGACCGCACTTACATAAAAGCCTGTTTACGTAAAGGTGAAAGCCTAACTGATACGCCACGTTTACGAATATCTACTATTCATTCCTCCAAAGGAGCGCAAGCTACAAATGTAATGCTGTTAACTGATACTATGCGTAGACCTTACAGTATGTGGAGGAAAATAAATAACCATGTAGAAGATGAAGCTAGGGTGTTTTATGTAGGTTTAACAAGAGCTACAGATAATTTACATTTGATTCACCCCATGTTTAGTCAAGGGTATGCTCTTCCTAGCTGAAAACAAAAGAGTTATCGTTTGTTACGGCTTAGTGCATTGTTAGGTTGCTGGTAACAAACAGAAAGGAGCCACCATGCAAGTGAAGTACTTTAACAAAGCGTCTCTGCTAGATGCGAACAATGAAGCTATATTATCTGAGCGTAACCGTTCTTTGCATAATGAAAAAATTGTTGATATTGCAGATGACACCTTATTCCCCATCGTTTTTAGTATGCCACATAACGATGTGGAAATGCGGGTTGAACTTATGCTTGACCCCACAACAAAGGTTTGGTTAGATATGCCTTTTGAAGCATATGAAGCCTTACCTTCAGTAGACTACCCAACACAGTAATACTCTAGAAAGGAGTAATTTATAATGGCACATTTAGTTGAGACTATGGCGTATGCAGGACAAGTTCCTTGGCACGGTTTAGGAACCGCTGTTGATGGTAATATGTCACCCCAAGAAATGTTGGTTGCGGCTGGCATTGACTGGACAGTTAGTAAGCGTCCTGCTTATACAGTTGATAAACCTAACTGTTGGAATATTATCGATCCAACTGGTGAGGCTGGTTTTATCCGCGCACCAGATGCACACTTCCTTGTACGGGATAGCGATAACAAAGTGCTTTCGCATTGTGGTGATGGTTATGTACCTTTCCAAAATGCTGAAGTTATGGACTTCTTTAAAAAGTTTACCGATGCTGGGCAAATGTCCATGGAAACAGCGGGTAGCTTGAAAGAAGGTAAGGATATATGGGGGCTGGCAAAGCTAACTGATAAGTTTAGCCTTGGCGGTGATGATGAAGTTAAGGGGTACTTGCTTTTGAATAACAGCCACCAAGTAGGCAAAGCGATGACTATTATGTTCACCCCTATTCGTGTTGTGTGTAACAATACTCTTACACAGGCTATGAGCATGGAGGGCAACCGCTTCCGCGTACTACATCTGCAAATGTTCGATGAAGAAATACAGAAAGCCGCTGAAGAGGCTTTGGGTATTAGCGGTCAGCAAATGAACAAGTTCAAAGAGCAGTCTGAGTTCTTAGCAAAGAAACGTGCAAAAGAGTTCGATGTTGATAACTTTATTGCTGAGTTATTCCAACCCCACTTGTTGATTGAGCGAGCCAAGGCTTCTGTAAAAGATGACTTGCCACCCTTACGTGATGAGTTTAAGCGTACTGCCGAACTTGTTGAAGAAGCATTACACACGAGTCCTGGTGCGAGTATGAAGTCTGCCAAGGGTACTTGGTGGGGTGCGCTCAATGCAGTAACTTATGTAGTAGATCACCAGAAGCGTTCACAAGCTGAAGGTAACGCACTGCACTCTGCATGGTTTGGTTCTGGCGCGAATACAAAACGCAAGGCTCTAGCTAAAGCACTAGAATATGCTGATGCAGCATAATTGACAAAGTAGTTCTTGTCTTGGCATGGTTCGTTTACTAAAATGAATCATGCCATTTTCCATAGAAAGGGAGATTAATATGTTTTATGCAATATGTGAAGGGGTTCCAGGAAGTTCTGGTCCAGCCTACGTTATCTACAAGTTTAACTCTTTGGAAAACATTAAAGAGTGTGAGGCAGTTAACGAATACAGCATTGTGTACAATGGCGAATCACCCCGACAGTTAGTAGAGTTTTGTTCTGTAGAGGAGCTACACGAAATTGCTGTCGCAATAGGTGGGGATTTAACTTATGTTTCCCACCAACAAGCGGCTGACTATGTGCATCAAGCAGTAGTTAAGAAAGCCAAAAACTGGAAACCCCAAGAGGAGCCTAATATGTCTGCTGTTCACGTAGATCAGTTTAATAATAAAGCGCAAAAGCATGAGGCAACCGAAAAGAAAAAACAAGTTCGCACTCGTTTCAGAAACGATGCTCGTATCATTGTGTTGAAAGATACACCCACTGTACGTGAGGGTACTAATCGTTTTCGTAATATGAAGGTTATTATGGAAAGTGCTACAGTTGGTGAAGCGATAGCTAAACTTCGCGCACTTACCCCTGCTCCAGGATCTGGGGTGGATATTAGGATAGCATGTGAAGCGGGTGTTATAAAACTAGACTGGCAAGAGGAATAGCTATGTTACCCGAAGCTGTAGAAAGTTACTTCGGCTGGATAAATGAGCGGCACTCGATATACCAGCGTAGGTTATCGGGTGCGCCACCACCTTGGACTAATGACCCTATCCTACAAGAGTTTAAGTTTACAAACCCTTTCCGTGAAAATGATAGGGTTACTGTATGGATGCGTGAAAACTGGACAAAGCCAAATGGTAATCGCTTCCATGGAGAAATACTGTTTAACTGTTGTTTGTTCCGTATGGTTGGCACAAGTGAGTTTGCTGAAAAGCATGGCTGGGCAGAAGAGTTTAACCCTGCTCGTACAAAAGAATTAATACAAACTAGAATTGACAATGGTTTACGGACATTTACTGGTGCTTATATAATCACTAACCAAGGACTCAAAGCACCAAAATCAGAGGTAGTAGTTGATCACTTCCTTTCGCCCATCTGGAAAAACAAAGAAACGTTGGCGCAGATTGCCGCTGATACGCAGTCGCTCCAAGCGTTACATGAAGCGATGGGTGCGTATAAAGGGTGGGGAGGAGGAGGTTTTATGTCATACGAGGTGGTTACCGACCTCAACCACACACCTGTATTGGACAAGGCAAAAGACCGTTTTAGTTGGGCGAATGCAGGTCCAGGAGCAATACGAGGATTAAACCGTATTTTAGGCATCCCCCTGAAAAAGGGTATGACTCAACCTATTGCTAATGAGCATATGATCAGGTTGTTAAAAGCAGCTAAATTTTTTGTATTACCCCACGTCCCACTTGAAGAAGTAGATATGCGTACGATTGAGCATAGCCTATGTGAGTGGGATAAGTATGAGCGTGTAAGGCTGGGGCAAGGTAGACCAAGAAGTATTTATAAAGCCAGTTTAATAAACGATATGCCGAAAGGAGCTGTAGAATGAAGTTTCTAATGACAATGTTTCAAATACAAGATTATGGTGGGATTATTAACCATGCTGAGTATCTTGCAAAAGGTTTAAAAGAATTAGGTCACGAGGTTGATTTTACTATGCTTGTGCCTAAACATAAAGTAGCCAGTAAAAGTCCCCCACCAAAAAACTTTGACCAATACCGTAAAGTTGGCACAGGATACTTACACCATCAAGCCAGAGGTTGGGCGGGTTTACCTAAGATTCCTTACCTTTCTAAATACCATAGGGATTTGTTTAAACAGAAGTGCAGTAAATACGATGCTGTTTTATGGCACATCCCTGTACCTACTATGAGTAAGGAAAATAAGGGCATTACTGAATGGTTAGATTTGTACAATCACGGCACTAAGAACATAGCCATTATACATGATGGTAACCTACCTGAGTTGTACCCCCACTTAATCCATGTGCGCGAGATGTTCCATTCTGCTGTATGTGTACATGAGTCAGCTATGATTTCTGGTAGTATGCTACCCATACCCCGCAAGCTGATAGTAAATCCGTTTGATGTTAGTATGGCAGATGGTTGGACTGACTTTGAAAAACGTGATGGTTTTGCAGCGGTGCAAGTTTTTAAAGCATGGAAGCGTGTGGATACTTTAGTTCGCGCGATTAGATACATGCAGAATACTGAACAAAAGCTCGTAGGTGGCGAAGGTATAGAGTACCGCTACATGACTAGCCCCGATAAATGTAAGCCTAAGTATTTTGATGAGGTGGGTGAACGTATTTGGGATAGAGCCAAGCGTTTCGGCATGGAGCATTTAGGAACAGTGCCAAATGATAAAGTGTTTGAAATACTAAAACAGGTCAAATTACAGATTGACCCGAGCTATAGTAAAAAGTATTCTAGTTTTGGCGCACACTTTAATAGAACAACTGTGGAAGCAATAATCTGTGGTGCAGTGCCTATGGCTACTGATTGGGGTATGCGGGATAGTGAGATATTTAAAGCAGGACAGAACTACATACAAATCCCAGCAGAGTGTAAATCGTTTGTGTTTGCCGATATTGTGGATAATGCAGTGCATGATAAAGATCAATGGATTCGTATAAAAGAAAATAACTTAAAATTATTAGAGTTGTTTGATATGCGTAATGTAGCTCAAAGCTATGTTGATCTGGTAAACAATACACAAGAACTGCTTATCGGCACTCCAGATGCTAAAGCCATGCAAAAATGCCATAAAAACCTAGAGTTCTTCGGCATTGGCTCTTCAGACATTGCTCGAGTGGTTTAGTATTGTTTAGGTCACATACCTACCACCCCTAACCCTTAACCACGTCGAGGAGGCGTTGTATGCAGTCAATTAATGCAAGAGGAGTAAGTGAAGCTCTGTTTTTAGGCCAACAAGCCTTATTTTCGTCAGGTAAAGAAGTAAATACCCGAAATGGTTTAGCACTTGAGTTTCCTACCCCTGTAATCACTACTTATACCCATAGCAGGGAACGAGTTTTGTTTTACCCTGAACGCGATGCTAATCCTTATTTCCACTTAATGGAAAGTTTATGGATGTTAGCAGGGAGGAATGATGTTGATTGGATAAGCCAGTTTAACGGCAGGATGAATACATACAGTGATGATGGTAAAACTTTTCACGGTGCGTATGGATATAGATGGCGAAACTGGTTTGGCATGGATCAACTTAAAACAATCCAGTTTAGGTTATCTACTTACCATAATGACCGTAGGGCTGTTCTTGGTATATGGGATCCACATCAAGATTTAGTTCAAACAAATGATGGTAAGGATTACCCCTGCAATACACAGATATATTTTTGGGAGCGTGATGAAAAACTTAACATGACTGTAACTAACCGCAGTAATGATATGATCTGGGGTGCGTATGGGGCTAACGCAGTTCATATGTCTGTGCTTTTAGAATATATGGCAGGGATGCTCGGCTATGCAGTAGGGACATATTACCAGTTTTCTAATAACCTTCATGCTTATGTAAGTGTTTTAGAAAAACTAAAAGATATGCAACCAGAGTACGAGCCTTACCTAACTATAGCTGATGATGGTTTGAGTTATAACCCACCAGCTTTGATTGATGATGCAGATTCATTTGATGAAGAGTTACTGGCTTGGTTTGAGGATGAAAACCGTGCAGATTACAATAACTCTTATCTTTCTAGCACTTGTGGCGAAATGAGAAAATCATGGCGGTATTGGAAAGCAAAGAATTTCCCTAGCGCATACCATCATGCCGATAAAATAGAAGACCGTGCTTGGCGCAAGGCTTGTATAGAATGGTTAGATAGGAGATTAAGGTGAAAAGGCATGAGAAATATATGAAAGATAAAATGAAAGAAGAAGAAGTAAGCTCTGTTATTAAACAGGTTGGTAAGCTCAGTGTTCTAGACCATGTTAAGTTGGAAGAAGCTGAACAATCTTACGGTGATAGCTGGAAGCAGCGTGGTGGTGTTGGTGCTTTTATGATGTTAGCTCGTAAATGGGATAGGCTTGAAAAACAAGTAACAGAACATAATTATGATGTGTTTAAAGCTATACAGGGAGATAACAGGCAGGAAGGTATAATAGATGATATACGTGATCTGCGTAGGTATTTATTTCTTGTAGAAGCGGAGATGATTTTACGCGGCAATGTCAGAAAACAAAAGTAATTTAGATAAAGAAGTATTAGCCGAGTGCGAGTGCGGAAGAGAAACGAAGATTGTTACTTTCCGTAATCTTAAAAATAGATGGCCGATATGCAGTAAGTGCAAAAGGCCGATGAAAGTAAAAGGTAATGCAATACCCATTATTTCAACCACCGACTGAGTGGGTTATGCCTGATGGCTACCCTGATATTTCTAGTTCTAAAGAAGTTGCTATTGATCTAGAAACACGCGACCCTAACCTTACGACGATGGGAAGTGGTTGGCCTAGAAAAGATGGTCACATTATTGGGATAGCTGTGGCGGTAGAAGGTGACCAATGGTACTTTCCCATCAGACACGAGATTGGTCCTAACTTTGATGTAAAAAGAACTTTAGGGTGGTTAGCAGATGTTTGTAAAATTGATAGGACTTACGTTTTTCATAATGCTCCTTACGATGTCGGTTGGATGCTCGCAGAAGGTGTGCGTGTACAAGGAAAAATCATTGATACAATGGTCGTTGCGCCACTGTTAGATGAAAACAGATTCAGTTATGCTTTAAATGCTATTGGTAGAGATTACCTACAAGAGCGCAAAAGTGAAGTTGAGTTAAGGGAAGCAGCCGAGGCTTTTGGTGTAAATGCTAAAAGTGAGATGTATAAACTTCCTGCTCACCATGTAGGGAAATACGCTGAACAAGATGCTGCGCTAACATTAAAACTCTGGCAGCATTTTAAAACATTAATAATAAAAGAAGATATTAAAGATATCTTTGAACTTGAAATAAATGTTCTTAAAACAATTATACCAATGCGCGAGCGTGGTGTCAGGGTTGATTTAGATAAATGTGAGCGTATAAAGAAAGAGTTACTACAAAAAGAGCAACAACTATTAGGGCTAATAAAAAGAGCAACAGGAGTAGAAGTAGAAATATGGGCGGCTGAAAGTGTTTCTAGGGCTTTTGATGCTTTAAGTCTACCTTACAGTAAAACAGAAAAGACAGGTGCGCCTAGCTTTACTAAAGGGTTCTTAAGTAATCACCCCCATGAAGTCCCGCAAATGATTGTACAGGCTAGGGAATATCAAAAAGCGCGTAGCACTTTTGTAGACACTATACTTAAACACCAAGTAGACGGACGTATACATGCTGAGTTACACCCCCTACGTAATGATGGGGGAGGCACGGTGACTGGTAGATTTAGTTATAGCAACCCTAATCTTCAACAAATACCAGCAAGGCATGGCGAAATAGGTCCAATGATACGCAGCTTGTTTATACCAGAACAAGACTGTTTATGGGGCGCATTCGACTACTCCAGCCAAGAACCACGTATTGTTGTGCATTATGCTAAACTCATGGGCTTTAGGGGGGCTTCAGACTTTGCTGAGCAATACAACGCTGACCCCCGCACTGATTTTCACCAAATGGCGGCTGATATTGTAGGCGTCCCACGTAAACAGGCAAAAGATATCAACCTTGGTTTGTTTTATGGGATGGGTAGTAAAAAGCTGGCGGCAAGTCTTGGTTTAGAGTTTGAAGATGCTCAAGAACTGTTCGCCACATACCATGATAAAGTACCCTTTGTGCGTGAGCTTAGTGATTACAGCACTAACCGAGCTAATTCTCGTGGTGTTATCCGCACATTATTGGGGCGTAGGTGTAGATTCGATAAGTGGGAGCCTAATAAGTATGGGACTTGGAAACCCATGACATACCAAGAAGCCTACGCAGAGCATGGTCCTGGAATTAAAAGAGCGTTTACATACAAAGCTCTTAATAAACTCATACAAGGTAGCGCGGCAGATCAAACAAAAGCAGCGATGGTTGCTCTAGCTGATGAAGGCATACTACCCATGATTCAAGTTCACGATGAACTAGATGTATCTGTTGAGTCAGAAGAACAAGCAAAAAAGATAACTGAAATAATGCAAGATTGTGTTAAATTAGAAGTTCCTTCTATAGTGGATGCTGAGTTTGGTCCAAACTGGGGGGAAGCAAAACAAACCTTCACGGAAAAACCGTGGATAAGAGGATTAAAAGATGGCAGCACAGAAATGCAGCACAACATCACGAATTAAAACACTCACAACAGTTTGGGATGCTCAGTTTTTATTGAGGTATCACACTGTTGCGAATCAATCAGAAAGGCAGACCGTGGGAGCACATTCATATGCAGTAAGTGTTTTAATAGACCAATTATGGCCTGACAGCACTAAACAATTGATAATGGCGGCACTGTATCATGATGTGCCAGAAATAATTTTAGGTGATATCCCAGCTACAGCTAAGTGGGCTTATCCAGAAATACAACAAGCCTTTGATAAAGCTGAGAAAAAAGTGTTTGACGATCTTGGATTGATATTTGTACTTAGCCCAGAAGAAAAAGCAAGACTCAAAATGGCAGATATGCTTGAGTTAGTTTTGTACACACATCGGCATTCACAGGGCAGTGATCAAATGAAAATGATTATGCACTCTGGTATAAATTATTTATACGAAAAGTTTTCTTCACATAAAGACTTTGAACCGATAAAAAAAGTTCTAGCTCACTATAATCTGGGAGGGATACCGTGAACTGCATCAAATGTGGCAATAAAAGTAAAGTTTATGACAGTCGACCCCACAAAGATAGCGTAAAACGCCATCGACAATGTTTAAAGTGCGGTCATAGATACGCCACATTAGAAGTCATGTTTATTGTAGAAGAGTTGCCTAAAGCAGAGCCAAAACCACCTAAATTAAAATTAGTGAAAAAACCTGTAAGAAAAAAGAAAATGAAATTTGAAGATCTAGATCTAGCTTCTATGACAGATGAAGAGATAGAAGTAGCTATATCTAGTGGTAATTATCTATAAGAGCAAAAAAGAACAGTCTTTGTTGCGCCATTATTGTAAAAATAGGTATGAATATATTTATCATCGACTGGAACCACACTATCTGCGCTCAATGGCATTGTAATAAGCATGTTGTCAAAATGCCACTTGAGACAACCCAAATGCTCAGCACTATTCACCATAGGTACAGTAATGATGGACCATACTTACCTGTTCATCAAAAACATCCTTGCACATTATGGGCTGGTCAAACGGTAGAAAACTACCGATGGCTTTGGCAGTTAGGTATCGCATTATGCAAAGAATACACTTATCGTTATGATAAAACTCATGGTTGTGAGCGTATTCTTGCAATGTTACGCTGTCCACCAGTAGAATTGACTGCGAGGGGGTTTACAAAACCAGCTCAGGCAATGCCCGATGAGTATAAGCATTCTGACACGATAATTGCATACCAAGATTATTATATAAACGAAAAAGCGAGGATATGCTCATGGCGCAAAAGACCAATACCGCCCTTCATGGAGGAGATAATGTCATCCCCTTCATACCGAGAGACAGGTTAACCCATCATAGAGGAGAGAGCCAAATTGTCACAGAACATGAAGTAGAAATTTTACTCTGCTCGCTCTGTGGTTCCAAATCTTTCCACCTCATATCTGGTATGGATGGACAGATAGGATGCGGGGAGTGCGGATATCTAGTTGGAGCTAAATGGACATCTAACACAGAAGAATAAACAAGATATTATAGGTATGGTCTATCAATAAGTCCATACCTATATTAATAAATGTAGTTAAACAACGCTCGTAGAAAGGAGCAAGATATGCAAACTATTGATTTATCTGGGTTTACTGGTACTACTGATAAGTATGTCCATAGCCTACCAATGACCCCCGACCTGTTACTTACGGAGGGAGTTAAATACTTTGCCGAAGAAGCTGGAGCCTACTGGTTTATGGATATTGTGGCTACTGAGTTTGTTCCTAAACTCAGTGACGAAGATTATATTATCTTTATCCAAGTAACTGTTGATAGCGATAATGGTGCTGTTATTATAGGTAGCGATGGTGATAAGGGTGATGGTCCTGTAATACTGCATACTCGCACTATTGAGTATACTGACCTACCCACTAACTCTACTTTCAATTTCATATTGACGGTAGATTACCAAGGTAATACGTTGCTATTACCGAGTGAGTACTAAAATGTACTCGGCTGAAGTTTACTATAACTCGCGTGAGGGGTATTCCCTCACGCCTATATATCCTAAAATCGGGTTGATAGAAACTTATCTTCATTATACTGGTTTAGTTGATAATGTTGATGACATCAAAGAAATTGTAATCTTAAAAGGTGGGCGTCGTAAGATGCCCACTATCCACGGTTATTATGACTGGGTTAAAGGTAAACTCAAATTAGATAAGAGTAAGCCAGTCATGATCCATAACATTTTGTATGGGTTAGGAGATTAAAATATGGTTGAGTGGGCAGATTCAAGATTGAATCTTCAAACTGTTGTACCTTATAAGGTGCAAGAAAATGGTTTTATCTATGGTGAGTTTCATCGGTTAAAGTACGCAATCGTTTTTGCCAAAGCTCTGCAAAAAGAGTTAGGTACTGATGTGAGTATACATGGACCAAATGGATGGGAGGAGTACGATGGGTAAAGTAAAAGAGCTTTGGATGAACGAGCTTGAAAAGTTGCAAGATGATTACCATAACGCTAGCATTACTGAAGAAAAGTTCAGACGCGGTATGGCTAGTCTTGGGGTAGATTATATAGATATTGAATGTTTTATGATAGAATCCCAACCACTGAGGGCGGTTAATCAAGCATTTAAACCGTTTTTTGATACTGATGGCAAACCTAAAGTGTGATAAATGCAATAATGAAGCAGAGGTGCAAGAACCAATCGGTCACCTCTGCTATCCTTGTTGGGTTTACTTATACGCTCAACTCTCTAGAAAGGAGACACGGCATTATGGAAATGGATTTAGTAACAGCTCTATCTCTACTTCTTCTGTTAATCGGGCTTTAAGTTAAATGTCAGGCAAAGTACCAGTAGATGATAACCTCACACATATACCATGCCCCGAGTGTGGTGGTGAGGGGCATTGTGAGTATGAACGCGCTGTAGTTGATTACAATCGCGGTGGGTATTTAGAAGCATATTATGCCGATTGTGAAGAATGTAGAGGATCTGGCGAAGTAGAGCTTGACCCTGAGCGTGATTGTACAGTTGATGAATATGGTAATCTGTACTGGAAAGATGAGCCGAAGTTCTAAGATAAAATAAATTGGCTCATCAATACAATCTGGCATAAAACTGTGTTACTATAATAATAGGCGAGGGGCAGTCTCTTGTCTACCACGTACAACCGCTCAAGAAAGGAGTAGGTTATGAATGAGAAAGTAAATGCAAATGATCCTTTATGTGATATGTCTGGTGCTGCTACTGCTGTGCCTGAGGATAGCGAGGTAGGTGCTGTATGTACAGACATTGCTGCCCGTGATGAGTGGCGGCACCTTGTTGACCCTACTAAGAATGTAGAGTATGCACAGCAAGAGGCACAGTACCAGCGTATAAGTGATGTACGTTCTAGGTTTGAGAACCTTGGTGCTGATATGCAGCATATTATGAATGCGATCTACAGCTTGCAAAAAGAGGTAAAAGCTCTACGCATAGGCCAAGAGAATATGACAGCGGCTGGTACAACAGTTGATGATGTGTATGTGCGTATGATTGAAGTTGAAGCCAAAGTTGAAGAGCTGTCTAACACAGCCATTAGCAGTAATGATTACGACCCTGAAGAGTGGGTGCATATAAGTGACTTTGCTGACCGTGTGCGTGACTTACGCTTTACGGTAACTGCTGAAGTTGAAGTAGACTAATGGCTACCTACAGTGATATCAGGAGTAGTGTCAGCTACTTTATAAACCTTGACAAACGACAGTTCATTCTTGAACGAGGTGAAAATGCAAACTATGGGGATGACCGCGTAAGCGGTCAACTCGCCTATACTTTAGCTTCAGTCTGTTTCCGCAGCCCTGAAGCTCGCTCTGTTTTAGAAAGTATGATAGCTACCCGCGCCAGAGAGGTAGCCATAGCCGAAGAAAGGACTAAGAAAAATGGCCGATCCAGAAAACTACAAATCGATATCGCTTGACCTTGATACCTATAACCTGTTGAAAACTGTGGCAGAAGCTGAGTGCCGCAGTATCGGTATGCAAGTACGTTGGATGATTAAACAGGGGATGGTAAATCCACCTAGTCCTAATGTAACCGCGATGCCTACCGCCTCTGCGACTGTTAAAGCAGTAGTCAAACCGCGTGGTAAGATATTTACTAATAGTGGGACTGCACAAATCTTGATGCGGTTTTACGAGACTAATGCTACTCTATCCGTCGCCGATTTCCAGGATGTTGGCGTAGAAGATGTGTACAAAACCCTAGTCAATATTGAACAAAAGGGCGAGCTACGCAGAATAAGTCATGGTAAACCCGGACTTTGGCATATTACTCCTAGTGGAGTAGCTAAAGCCCGTGAAATTATCAGGCGTCGTAATGAAGAAGATGCTTGTAAACAAGTATTCAATACAGGGTGAGGTTCCGTACCTCCGTTAAATTTAGTATGGTGTTTCTTGATAAATGTGGTACTGTATCACACTCATGATAAACTCCTCCCTTATGAGAACTTACCCCCAATCAGCAATGGTTGGGGGTCTTTTTACCTATAAACAGGGTTCATGACCTAAAAAAGAGGCTGCTCAGACGCCACTCGATTGTCTCTAATGTAGTGGGTGGTAGGGTAGGCACCCCCTAAAAAAGCGACTTTGCTATATAGGGGCAAAAGATGGATGGGAGTAAATTTGTTTTTTATGATTTGATAATATACAATATCTCACTATACACATATCTTCAATGGGTTAGGTGAGGTTGATGGTTCAATAAACAATATCTCAAGTAAAGTATTTCCGTCCGCGCGGTCTAATCTATGATAAATTTAAATTTAACAAAATTCATTTTTGGTCCTATTATGCAAAGTGTTCCATCATGTAGGAGGAGAAGACTCACATGGCTTTAGCAAAAGCGACCCACAAGCCTACACTTGATATCGTCGCAAATCCGCGTAAAGAAAAATCCATCACTCCCAAGCAAGAAGAATTTGCACGACTCTATGTCTGTGAGGATATTTCACAAACTGAGGCGGCTGTCCGTGCGGGGTTTAGTGTGAAGTCAGCCCATGCCATTGCTTCACAATTACTCAACGGTGTGCGATATCCCCATGTGGTAGAGAGGATCCGTGAGTTAAAGCAAGAGTTGGCTCGTAAATATGAGGTCAGTTTTGAGGGTCATGTAAAAAAGTTAGCTGAGATCCGTGATGCTGCGATGACAGGAGGAAATTTTGCTGCTGCCGTTGCTGCTGAAAAATCACGAGGCCAAGCTGCTGGGATCTATATTGATCGTAAAGAAATCTTGCATGGTAAAATTGATCAGATGAGTCGTGATGAAGTTATGAGAGAAATAAAAAGGATACAAGAGGAGTTCCCTGCTTTGGCTGTCGTTGCCGAGGGCAATATAATGATTGATCATGATGAGGGTGACAATTAAAGACTTATCATTACAACTCACCTGTGGCACTATATAATTGTAACAACGGTCATAGAAAGGACCCATTACGATGAACTACTTTAAACAAACTAACGACGCCGTATTAGACGGCTGGGTTGACTATCACGCAATACAGCCAACACACCTTGAGGTCAATGATGACAAGGTGCTATGTTGCCTTGACGATTTGAGGCAAATAACTATTGTTGGTTTTGAGCACCAAACGCACGTCACTATTACTAATACTAATAATGATGACGACAAGGTTACTTGCGAGGCAGCTTTTATAGTTGCTGAGGAGTTACACCTATTTGCACTCAAGCAGTTTTTGCGTGACTACTAAGCCAAAAAAGTTAGGACGTCCTAAAGGGTCAGCCCAGTATACGGACGTCCCAACTATGGTGCATATTGGTGGACGCGAGACGCTCCAAAATTTGCACGCTATCCGTGAGGTGTTAGAGGAACAGACAGGTATGGAGGTCACCTACCCTAATGTCGTTAACTACCTTATCAACTTTTACCTCAAAGAACGGTGATACAACGGGACAGTAAAAGAGTTATCATTTACTGTCCCTTAGTTTACTTTATAATTATAGCAACACTCACAGAAAGGAGCCGCTATGATAAAACCTAAAGCTGAAACCCACGAGTTCAATGATGGTAGATCTCAAACCATACTGGACTTTTCCCGCGTCAATGAAGCATGGCTCGTGTGGCGTCAGGATCCCGGAAGTCAGGGTAATGTAAAAATCCACCCTAGTTATGATGAGGCCAAGCGCGATTACGATAACCGCGTTGATGCCATACAAATGATGGAGGCACACAATGCTGCATGAGTGGACAAAAAAGCTAGGTCAGCAACACTGGTCTATTCCTGGATCCTTTGAGGGTACTCTTTGTGGGATGCCGATGCTCGGTAATAATTATGCGAAGCATATAGATGAGGAAGACAAAACACCTTGTCCGCAGTGTGCTCATCAAGCGCAGTTGTATCGGTTAGATGAGTCAGCTTGATTACATAGTACAGGATACCCAGACGGGCAAAAAGTTCGTCTGGGGTTTACGTCGTGTACTGAAAGAAATTAATGAAACAGCTCCCGATCCTTGGAATAACTATGATGAAACTGATTGGACACAGGGTTGGACTTCTTGGATTGTACCATTAGAAGATTACAAGATAGTCGGGTTTGTCAGCAAAACAAGATAACAAAAGAGGTGTCTTCTATTGTCTGCACTGCTACTTTATAATTACAACAACGCTCGCAGAAAGGAGCTGACTAATGATACAGTTTGTAGATATGAATGAAGATGGTGATATGGTGGTTACTAATGAAGACGCTAGCCGCCTCATGTTGTTAACGACTTTATGGTTTACGGATACCACTATGGTTGATGGCACACCATTTACACCTGAGCCTGAGGTGGGCATGGTATCGTGGACAGATGAGTCAAGGCAACGTGCCGAGTTGGCAAATCGCATCAATACCCATAACGAGTGGGCAAGTGAGCAGGAGGGTAGGCCAGTTGTCAAGTTTGCCAAGCAACAAGTCGTGCTCATTAC